TGGTAGATGATAACCTAATCCTCCTTTACCTAATTTTGGGAATGGATTATGACCATAATTATATAAATGTAATAATTTTTTCATGTATTATATTTATATAGTAATTAATATTTATATGTTTTCATTTTGATTTTACTTTTTTTGTTCTTGATGATATAGGTTTCTTTAGTTTAATAGGTGGTGCACAACATGGTGCTTCAAATCCTTTACCATGCATATTTTCATGTTTTACATGTAAATCTTGTATTGTAATACCTTTTCCTATAATTATGGGCATATAATATAATAATATAATTTATTTTTAAATCTTTATTTTTGTTAAATATTTTCTAACATTGAAAGAAGCCCTACCATTATGGTCTTTACATGGTTTTAAATTCATTGATGAAAATGAATATAATTGTTTATCTTGTGATGTTTTAAGACCTTTAATAGGATTAAAATGCATTGTAATATTTTTATGTTCTTTAGGGTCAAATTTATATAATCCATCATCTAATCTATATATTGTAACTAAATTTCTACCTTCAGTATTTTCTGGAAATATAAAAGATCTACTTGTTATTTCGTTCTTATCATCATATAAAACTAACTCAATATTATAAAGTGACCCGTCACTAAAATATAAAGGTCTAAAATATTTAGTTCCTTCATATTTTGAAAATTGTAATGGAATTATTGGATCACCTGAACTATCTGTATTACCATCATTATCACCTGTATTAATATTATAATGTTTATAATTTTTAATTTCAATAGCATGTGTATTATTATATAAATCAATCGTAACCGCTTTTCTCAAATTACCAGTTGATCCATCATCAAATACAACTGTTTTATCAGCAGGTATTAATTCATTAAATTCATTATCATTAACTTTAGATTTATCATGTGTAACATATTGTATAATAGATTCCCCTAATCCAGTGAAAAATGTTTCTAATGCTTTACCATCACCAGTAAATGATGGATCAATACGTTGTATTCTATCTTGTGCATAATTTTTAATAACATCATAATCTTTATCTTCATCTGATTTTTTATCTTTAGCTTTAGCTTTATTTTTTTTAGCTTTAGCTTTTGATATTGGTTCTTCTATAGGTTCAATTGGTTGTGCTAATTTAGCTTCTTCAACTTGTCTTATTTTACGTTCTTCTATTTCTTGTTCTAATTTTTGTTCTTTTGATAATTTTGATATTTTTCTTTGTTCATTAACAGATTTTCGACTTTCTTGTTTTGAAGCTTGTGCCAACTCTTTTTCATAACTCTTTTTTAGTTTGTTATATTTTAATACCATTTCTTGATATTGTTCATTAATTTCAGCAATTTCATTTTTATATTCATCCATTATATCATTTTTTATTTTATATGATGGGTATATAGAATCTAATAATATATTAACCATAAATTTAGCTTTTACCAGCTCTTTTTCAGTTTTATAATATTTTGATGTTCCTCTTTGTCCAATAATAGAAAACATTTTTAATTTTTGTTCTTTGTCAATATCCTTTATTTTTTCTACACCTTTATTATTAATTTTTGAGTCTTCATAATTTAAGGTTGATATATTTTTTGTTAATCCATCCATTATTTTTTCATATTCAATAATTTCATGTTGTAATTTTGATGGATTTTGTGTTTCCTCTAATTTTAATTTAATAAGTGTACGTTTTTTATCTTTTGCTATTTCAGCATCCATAATTTTAACTTCTTCAACTGTATTTTTAAATATTTCTATATTATCAGCCAATATTTCTTTTAATGTTTCTATAATTCCTCCAATATTTTCTAATAGTGAAAATGTATCTTCACCTTTAATATCATCTAATCTGTCATCAATAACTTTTTTAACATCTTTTGCTTTACTGAATTCATTTTCATCTTCATCATCTTCATCTTCTTCATCGTAGTTTAAATATGGTAATTTACTATGAGATACATTTATAATATCCATTGTTTCACCTTCTGGTGGATCATAATCAAAAGTTTTTGTTTCAGGATTATAACGTAAAACATAATCATCACGATCGAATTCACTATGCATAATAAAATTATCACCATCTCTTTCATACCAATCACTAGATTGTCTTCCATTAGGTAAATAAACATTATCATCATCATCATTCTCATCATATATATAATCTCCTTCATCTGTCGTTTCAAGTGCACCACCATGTATGTATGAAAATGGTTTGTGTCCAATATTATAATTATATAAATCTTTCTTCATTATTTAATTATAATAATATATATTTATATAGATTATTCTCCAAATCTCCAAATATTTATACTTTTTTGTAACTTTCTATATATATTATTATTCTATATATAGTTTTCAAAATTTCATTATTTTTGGATATATTGGATTATTAACCTTTCTTTATTAAGTTATCTAAACTTGGTCCTCGTTTGTCTGGTTGTCGTTGTAAAGGATTTGGTAGTTCAATTGGTGATAATTCAGTATTCTGTTCTAATTCCACATTTCTATGTATTTTAATACAACAACATTCAATGGTATCACATTTTGATTTAAACAGGTATTGGGCTAATGCTAAAACACATGCTATACCTGATGATATCACAAATGATAAAAAAACTTCTGTTAACATTATATAATATTAATGATCTATTCTTTAAAATTATATTATCCTATTCTCATATAGGTTGCTTGTGCATCTCCTGATCCTACTGATGCTGATGAACCTCTAGGATTTATACTAAATACGACACTACCTGTTGATGCTGTCACATTTAAAAAACCTGTATAACTTGCTCCTGTATGTTGTGTTGATGTTGTTCCACCTGTTGGTGGTATATCAGACATAGGCATAATTAATGTTGCATTTGTAGTTGATGTTGAAACTGATGAGTATGTCGTGGCTATTGATGTATTATTTATTGTCACTGCAAATACTATAATATAATTTCCAATAGGAATTCCTGACACTGTTAATACTGCTGTTGCTGTACTATTAGGAAGAGATACACCTGATGCATTAGTAGTTTTTGTTGGTGTATATCCAATTTGTGATGATGTTGGTGTATATGTTGTTGTTCCACATGTAATTCCATAACCATTACCCATTGTTAATCCATTATTTGCTATTAATCCATTAACTGTTGTAGTAGATCCTGCACCTCCAATATTAATAGGATTAACATTTGCTCCTGCTCCTGTCCCGATGTTAATCGTTCCTGTTGTTGTTCGAACTCCTGTTCCGATATTCAAAAACCCTGATGTTTGATTTGTGCATATACCTACATCGGTTGCGTTTGATGATGCATTATAAGATGGTGCAATAACGGACGTTCCAGTGAGAACTCCTGCTTGCGAAATAGATCCAGTATTTAATCCATTTCTTACTGTTTGACCAATTATATTTCCATTACTTGCTGTAATATTTCCATTACTTGCTGTTAGTCCCAACGTTGCTGTTGTAGCTCCCTCTAATTTTATATTTGTTAATAAACCACCAATTTGTATGCCAGTAGTTGGTGTTGCATCAATATTTATACCAATCAATAATGGTGTAATTGCTGCACTACCGCCATGTGTTAAAAGTTCACCAATTGATAATACTGATGACGATAAAGGTGTATTTAATGATGTCGTGATTATGCCTGCGGTTGCGGTTAAAAATCCGGACATTGTAGATGTTCCTAAAATATTTGTTGTATATGTTCCACTACCAATATTTATTGCATTTGTAGTTAATGGTAATGTCGTGGAATTAGTTCCAATACTAATACCACCAGTTGCGGTTGAATCTGAACCAATAAGAATAGGTCCAGTTGTATGTGCTGCTGTTGTTGATCCACAACCAATGTAAAGAGGTCCTGTTGTCAATGAATTACCTATTTTTATCGTTCCTGCTGCTGGTGTAGTTGCATTATTAATATTAGCACCATCAATACCAATATTGGCACAATGAACTGATCCACCTGATGATCCTGACGTTGTATTACAAATTCTTACTGTTTGTGGTGCTGGTAATGTTGATCCGATTAAAATATCACTGTCTGTAGATGTTCCGTATAAATTAATATTTGTTCCTGAAACATGTGATGCCGATTGTGTAATTGTATCTGTTAGTAATCCATAAGGGGGTGGTAAATCTAAATTTCCTGTAATTCCACCTGCATTTGTCCAATTAGTTCCTGTTCCTGTAGATGTTAGAACTTGTCCTAATGTTCCTACATCTCCTGATGAATCTGTTAGTGTTGATTGTAATGTTATATTTGATGGGAAAATTTCTGATCCTTGTGCAACTGGATATGATAGAAAATAATCTAGTCCTGTTGCTATTGTTAGTGCTGTTCCTGATGCTGAAGGAAATACCGAATTATCAAAAATTGGTAATGTTTCTGTTGGGGGTGTATATACTGCCATTATTAATATAATAATAATATTATATTTTTATATCAATTATTGTATAATTTATGAAATTCTAAATAAAGAATATGCTGGTGTATCGCATGTTGCTGTTCCTGCTGAAACAATAGCTGACCAAGTATAAGAACTGGACGCATTTGTTGATATAATACGTCCGGTAAAATTTACATATATTGTCGCACCTACACCTGCCGCACCAACCTCGTATGTCGTAATATATGAGCTTATATTTGTAAGAGATTGTAAAAATGATGCTTTTGCTGATCCACTACTGAATGCACTTACACTTGTTGTCAATGATAAAATATATGATCCTATTGGTAAATTCGTAATTGTTAATAATGTAGCATATCCTGATGACACAATACCTTTATCAGTTGTTGCACTGTATTTATAATATCCTAAATCTGTTGTTGCTGGTGTTGCTAATGTTGTACTACATTTAATTACTGATCCATCACCTAATCTTAAATCTTTATTAGCTGCTAATTGTACATGATCTGTTATGTTGATGGCTGAACCATTGCCATTAATATTTGTTATAGTTACATCTGTACTAGTTACATCTGTACTAGTTACATTTGTTGAAGTTATATTTGTTGAAATTAAATCTGTTATTGTTTCTTGACCTTGAGCAATTGGATAAGATAAAAAATAATCTTGTCCTGTGCCTATTGTTAAAACTGTTCCTGATGATGAAGGAAATACCGAATTATCAAAAATTGGTAATGATTCTGTTGGGGGTGTATATACTGCCATTATTATATATTATATATTATTATTTTTTTATATCTTTATTAGTAAATAAATATATAAAAGTATGTTTCATTATTATTTATAATGCCTAGACAGAAAAAACAAATTGGTAATACTAGTGAAATTATAAATTTTTATAATGTCATTCCAAAAAAATATTTAGAAGAAGTTGATAACCCAAATGAACATTTACATGATATCAAAATTCCGTTTAGGATGTGTATCGTTGCACCAAGTGGATCTGGAAAAACAAATTTCCTTTTGAATCTTATTCGTGTATTCAGTGCAGGAAATAAAGGAACATTTGCAGATATAACAATTGTTACAAGAAACAAAGATGAACCCCTTTACAATTATTTAAGTGGTGAATTCGAACAAATTCAAGTTAAAGAAGGTATGCATAGTACACCAAAATTAGATGATATGGATAAGAAATTTAATCATTTAGTTGTATGGGATGATTTAGTCTTAAGTAAAGATTTAAAACCTGTAGAAGAGTATTACATGAGAGCACGAAAGAAAAACTGTTGTGTTATATTCTTGAGTCAAGATTATTATGGTATTCCTAAGTTCATCAGAAAGAATAGTAATTATTTAGCCTTATTAGATTTAGGAGGATCTAAACGTGAACAAACTGCAATCTTAAATGAATGGTCTTCAGACTTAGATAAGGATGAACTAAAAGCAGTTTATAATGATGCGGTTTCACAAGAATTAAGACCGTTAATTATTACCGGAGGTAAAGTCTCTCGTAATAAAAAATATAGAAAGGGGTTTTTAGAATATTATGATTTAGATGTATTTCTTAAAAATATTCCTAGAACTACAAAAAATGGTAGTAAGAAAAAGGTTAAAGATTATGATTCTGATAGTGATCAGGATTTTTGAATATATACATCTTTTTGATGTAATGAAGAACCCATAGCCGTAAAATCTTCTTTCATATTTTTATCATTATTTATTGATGGTTGATACTTCTCTGACATGTATGTATGTCTGAAGCCGTTGACACCCATCTTAGTACCTACAATCTTTTCAATACGTTGATTAAGTGTTACATTAGATAGTTTATTTTGATGAATATCAAATAATAAATAATCTGTATCGTTTATTTTAATCCATTTATTTAAGATGGTTTTTAATGCTTTAGGAATAGTTAATCTTTGTTGTGCATATGTTTTAGCCGTTTTATAATTATTAAAAACAAATTCATTCTTATCAATGTAGTTGTCATTATCTTTATTAATATTATTAATTTTAAATTCTACATAATCTTTAGCTCTACGTGGTGGGATATATAAACCACAATATAAAGCCATAATAATATAGTTTTGTATTTCTTGTACTTCATTATAACTTAAATCTTCTTTTTTATATAAACTATTTGCTCTTTTTCTTAAATTTACAAATATTTTACTGATGGTAGTTCCATCAATAAAATTCTCTTTTTGTTTTTCAGTCTTTTCTTGTTGATGTGATTTTATTTGGGCTGACTCTATATCAGCCAACATTAAATCACGGTATTTTTTATCATTTGTTAAAACAACTAATGCAGCTAAGATGGTCTTACGTCTTTTAGGTTCGTAATCTTCTAGATATTTAATTATTTTATTTTGATTAAGAATAAAATCTACCATATTACAATCATCGTCTCCAAATACATGTACATATAAATTAGTTAGGATTGAATTATATGTTTTCACACTACTTTCAGATATATTCGGTTTATTGTTTCTAATTATTGACTCAATATTCATTAATATTATTACTTAATTTTTGTTTAAATCTTTTTCCACTATTTTTGGGTATTCATTTTCCCTTTTTATTTTGAATATTCTTTCATACTCTTTCTTTTCTTTTTCATATTCATCATTCTTCCATTTGATATGCTTTACTGTTTTTTTATGTTCACTTTTATATTTTTTTGTGATCACCTTTCCACATTCACACTTAATCATTTATTATTTTATACTTATTTTGTTTTTATATCATTACACTATAAATAAAAATATATCCAAAAATCCAAAAAAAACAGGGTAAAATAGAACTTAGTAATACTAAAAACACATATACTGAGGAAGTTTCAAAAAAAGTTTTGGAATTGGCTTTTTTGGATTTTTTGGAATTCTTATGGGTATGTTTAATAATATTTTAAAGAGTAGAGGACAATAAAAGAAATGAACAAGGAAAAAGAAATCAAATTGTATTCAAACCCAGACAAAGTCTCAAAAATTGCTAAAAAGTTGGGTTTAAATCCTGTTGGAATCTCATCTAAAAAAGATAAGAAATATATGATATATGATAATGATGGACATGTAAAACATTTTGGCGTGATGTCTTATCAGGATTTTACAAAACATAATGATCAAACAAGACTTGATAATTTTATGAAACGAAATGCAAAATGGTATGATGCACCAAAATATACACCTGCATGGCTTAGTGCACACTTATTATGGAATCCTGAATATTAGTACACATATAAAAAGAAATTAATATAATTAATATAATGAGTAAAGGTATTAATAAAATTAAACACTACCAAAATAATGATGCAGAACCATATGATAGTGATGATGAATTCGGTGAAGGAATACATATTCATGGAGGTGCACTTGCATCAAATGAAATTAGAGGGTTATTAGATGCAAGTTATGATAAAAATATTAAAAATGTTGATGGTGGATGGGTTCAAGATGAGGATTTATCAACTGGAAAATCTAAAGTATTTTATAATCCTACTACAGGTAAAACAGCTGTATCACATCGAGGAACAGTAGGAACAATGTCAGATTGGTCTAATAATGCTGCTTATGCATTAGGCGGTGAAACATTATATAAAACAACAGATAGATATAAACAAGCAAAAGCAGTTCAAAAGGCAGCAGAACAAAAATATGGAAGAGATAATCTTACAACTTTAGGGCATTCTCAAGGTGGTTTACAAGCAGAATTATTAGGTAAAAAAGGTAAAGAAACATTTACATTAAATAAAGCAACTAAACCTTTTAGTAATAAACCAGGAAAGAACCAAACAGATATTAGAACTACTACAGACTGGGTTAGTGCATTGAATCCTTTTTCTAAGGCTAAAAATACTCAATCAATTAGTTTAAAAGGTTTCAACCCATTAAAAGCACATGCTACAACATCTATGAAAAAATTAGGTAGTAAAATGTTAGGATTTGGAATATGTGCATGTTGTGGTAAAAAATGTAAAAAATGTACATGTTGTACAAGTAGTAGTGATGAAGAAAGCATTAGTGATGAAGAAAGCAGTAGTGATGAAGAAATGAAATTACCAAAGAAAAGAGGTAGACCAAGTAAAGGAGGAACTATTTTAGGTAAGCTTAAAAAAGGATTCAAAAAAGAAATTATACAACCTACAAAACAAGTAGTAAAACAAGAAATTGTAAAGCCTACAAAAGAAACAGTAAAATATGTAACAAAAAAAAATGGATTAGCATCTGATTTATTATATAAAGGTGTTCCTATGACATTAAGTACATTAGGTGGAATAGCTGGAACTATGGCAACAGGTGGTCCTGTAGGAACAGCTGGTGGTGCATATGCAGGTGAAATGGCAGGTAAATTAATAGCACAAAAAATAGGACGTAAAACAAAGATGGGATCAGATACACAAAGAGGTGTAGGAACAAAAGATCAATCTACTAATAAAATAGTTCGTAAATATATAACAAAAAAGAAAGGTGGATTAGCTTCTGATTTACTTCATCATGGTGTACCCATTGTAACAGGTGGACTTGGTGGAATTGCTGGAACGATGTTAACAGGTGGACCAATTGGAGGTATGGCAGGTTCTGAAGCTGGTTATGCGGCTGGTGATTATGCATCTGATTACATTGGTAAAAAGATTGGTGTAGGACTTAAGAAGAGAGGACGTCCAAAAAAACAAGATGTTAATATTGATATTGATATTAATAGTCATAATGCTTCTGGAAAAAGTAAAACTATTAATGGTGGAAGATTTAAGAAAGGATCACAAGAAGCTAAAGACCATATGAAAAGGATTAGAGAAATGAAACGTTAATTAATAATGAAATGTTATATATATCGTATACAAGATAATAATAATCCTGAACAGTTTTATATCGGTAGTACATTAAATTTATCAAGAAGAAAGAGTCATCATAAAAAGAATGTAAAAAATAAGGTAGGTAAATTATATTGGACAAAATTATATAAATACATTAGAGATAACGGAGGTTGGGATAATTTTACATTTTCAAAAACACATGAAATAGATATAGAATGTTTATCTCAAGGTACGGGATTTGAACAAACCATCATAGACGAATTTAAGCCTACATTAAATTCTATAAGGTCTTCTAAATCTATTAAAGACATAAATATATAATAGTATAATGAATATTATATATTTCTTTTTCTTTATGAATAGAATGAATCATGTTAAAATTTATAATCATAATGCAAATTTAGATTTTAAAGATACTAATACAACTGAAAGTTTTAAATATTATAAAAAAATATTAGAAGAACGTAAATTAAGGGAAAGGCAAAAAAGACATAAAGAATTATTATATTAATATATTAATGGAAGAAATATCACAAATTATTCAAAATTCTGATTATTTATCAAAATCAGATGTTCGATGGATTCAAAATATTGAATATGTAGAACCTAATCAATTTGAAAAAGATATGTTAAAAGGAACAATCACACCTGAAGAACTATTAGCAAATGAAATAACAGAAGAAAAATATACACAACTTAAAATTAATGACCTTAAAGTTAAAATTAAAGTCATTGCACTAAATGTTATGGGTGAATCACCTATTCAAAATACATCTTTATTTACATCTATAAAGAAAAAGACACTTTTAGATACAATGAATAGTATTTATCAAAATGTATATTTAGTCGATGAAGACAAATTGACTGAAATGTTTAATGAAGTTTGTCAATCAAAAGTGTTTGGTGAGAATAATGATTATACATCCTATCCTGTATATGCATAATTTTTTTAATATAATAATTATAATAACTACATGTTATTATAATCATTTAAAAACTTATTATATATAATATCTAATATGAGTGGACAACCTAATCGATATGCAAATAGTGCTGAAAAATTCAAAAATGAATATATGGACGCCTTAAACGCTAGGGCAAATGTAGATGAATATAATCTACAAGCGAATAAAAATTATAAATCAACTGGAACATTACCACCAAATGTAAAACAAATGATTGATAACAGAACAACAACAGAAATATTAGCTGATTCAGAAAAATTAAAATTAAATATTATAGCTGAATTAAAACCTGTAATGAATTCAGGAACTGCTTCTGTAGTTGTACAAAAAATTCAAACAGCACCAGTAAATGCTGATGGATCATTTTTAGTATGGGTAGCACAAAATATTACAGAAATTGTTAAAAGTTTAAAGAAAAAATATGCTTTAGGAATTAAAGGTGATACACATGATGCATCAAATATTGTAATATTTCTTTCTGATATGTATAGTAAAATTAAAGATTATTCTGGAACAGTTAAAACATACTTTGATACTGTTGGTGATTCTAAAACAGGATTGAAAGAAGGTGATCTTGATTCATTAAGGAAAGAATATGAAGTAATTGTCGCACGTCTAAAAACTAAATTTCCAAATTATAGACAACCTTCTGAAGTAAAAATTAATAATTTAATTATTAAAACAACAGAAAAAATTCAAAGATTATATATTTATTTAACATCTGCAAAATATAGAGAATTAATAGCAAGATTACAAGGTGTTAGCGGACGTATTGAATTAAGTCAAGTCAATGGAGCTAATGAAATTGGTAAAGCAGCATTTAAATTATTAGATCAATTACCATCTGTTGCTGTTGTTCGTGCATTATATAAACAATTAGATAGATCATTAGAAAATAAAGATGCTATTGGAGCAGAAAAAACAAATACATCTTTGTCAGTTAAAATATTGCAAGAAATTTATGATTTATTTCCTTCAGTTGATGAAATTGATAGAGTATATGATTTATTTGATGACCAAGGACCAGAAAATCCACCAGATGATTTTGAAAATGAATTTAAACCTGAAATGGATCATGATTATGAAGATGATTTAGAAAAAGTAAAAGATTTTATGAATACAGAATTAACACAAGTTGAAAATATTCCTGATCAATTACAAATGTACAATGAATTATTAAAAGTTAAAAATGAAACAATGAACAGATTAGTAATATTACGTGATAAGATTGATGATGAATATAAAAGAACAGAAAAACGAATTGATTTTCTTGCAAATAAACGTAATACAATATTTAAATCAAGACGTTATACAATTTCTGAACAAGAATTATTTCAAAATAGATTGGATCAAGCATTGGCTGATTATCAAAGACAATCAAATCATTTAGATAATGTAGAGGTAGCACTTGATGGTGTTAGAACTGATATTAAACGTTTGGAAGCTGATATGAAAAGATTAAAAATACCAATACAAAGACCACCAGATATTAAACCATTAACACCAGAAAAACAATCACCTGATGATACAATTTATCCAGGAATACCTGGTGGTGGTGGGTATTTACAACCTAATCAACCATTAACATTAGCATTATCACAACCATCAAATCAGTTAAAATCTAATCATGCAAAAGCATCAAAATTAGAAGATCAATTAGTTGAATTAGACAAATATATAAATAAAAAGAGTGACGAATTATCAAAAACAACTAACCAATCTGAAATTGAAAGATTAAATAAAATAATTAAGTCAGCACAAAAAGATTTTAATGAAATTGAAACTAAATTAGGAAAATTAAAAACTGAACGTATAACATCAACATTACCAAAAACACCACAAAATCAACCTGTTCCACCATTATCATCATTAGAAGGATCAAGATCATCCACACAACCTATTCCACCAACACAACCTACAAACTTAACAAATGAAATTGAAAAATTACAAAAAACAATAGATCAATATAATGATAGAAAAAAATATATACAAGATCATGAACTTAAAAAACCAAATATTACACGAGAACGAAGTGCAATATTAATGAATGAAATAAATTATATTGATGATAAAATAGGTGATATGAAAGATGAAATTCTTGATAAAAGAGCATCAGGAACAGGATTTAAAAAGAGACGAGGACGTCCTAAAGGTTCAGGTATTGGACCTAAAAAATTTGAAGATAATATTGATTATGAAAAAGGAATACAACCAGTAAAGAAATATCATCCTTTTGGTAAATATTTTGTTAACAGTCATAAATTAAATAATGGTAATGTTTTATCAATTAAATCTAAATCAGGAACTAATGTACGTGAATATCCTTCCCGTACAGTATCACCACATTTAGCATATGTTATTAAAACTATTGTTGGTGGTGGTGTTCCATCTTGGAATGATATGGAAAAACTATCTGAAGATGAAAAAGATTATTTATATAAAGTTTCAAAACGTGCTGAATTTTCTGATAAGATTAGCATTCCAACCCCATCTAAAGATAAACAAGAAAAAGATATTCATGAATTTGAAGTATGTAAAGGTGAAATTATGGCAGGTAATGATAGTAAAGAATTAATTAAGAAATTTAAATTATTAATTATTAGATTGTCAAAAAATGGAACTATTCCTAAACGTGAAGCATCAGAAGTGATGACAGAATTATTAGAATTAGGTTATTAATTAAAGAGTAGATGTCATATAATGTATAATGTCAACCTCAGGTACTTATAATTATCACCCAAAAGTAGAACACCCAAATAGTGAACTATATCAAATGGATTCAAATCAACCATCATTTTATTTTGGTGGATCTCAAGTTCCAGTAAATTTACATCTTGATTCACATGGATCAGGTTTTAGAACATCTCATAAATTTTCATATGATAAAATGAAAGAGTTAGGAGATAATAGAAAATTCAATAGAACTACCGTAGATAAATATAATAACATTTGTTTACCCAAACATATGATGGGAATAAAACGTATTTAAAAACTAATTAGTTTAATACAATAATAATGTTTATAATTGTATTAAATCAGAATAATATAGTTGACGATGGTGGAAATAATAAATTAGTTTATAAATTCCCTAACAGTATCAATTTAACCGATAAATATGTCGCAGTATCAAGTATATCTATGTTTTATTCATGGAATAACATTGATACAGTATACGCAAATAACACCTTAACATATACATGGACAGCTGCAGGTACTACAACTACCTATACTATTACCATACCTAACGGAATTTATGAAATTTCAGATTTAAATTCATATTTTCAATATGTAATGATTCAAAATTTAACATATTGGACAAACTCATCTGGACAATATGTATATCCATGGGAAATGAGTGTAAATCCAACAAGATATGCTGTTCAAATTAACACATATTTAGTTCCTACATCAGCAGGTGCTGTTACAGCAGGTTATACATTACCTGTTGGACAATCATGGCCTACTGTTACACAAAATCCTGTTGTAACTATTCCATCAGCATTTAATATTATTATTGGATATACAGCAGGTTTTTCAACTAATGCTAATGTTTCTAATGCATATACCCCATCAACAATTGCATCAGCATCAAATAATTATGAATCTAAAAATGCTGGTGGAACTTTATCATACCTTTCAAATACATCACCACAAGTACAACCAAATAGTAATCTTTTATTAAATCTTTCAGGAATTAATAATCCATACTCACAACCATCTGGAATTATTTATTCATTAAATCCATCAGTTGCAGCAGGTGAAGCTATTAGTGATAAACCACCCAATTTTATGTGGAATAAATTTATTAACGGAACATATAATGAAATTAGATTGACATTATTGGGAACTAATTTAAAACCTATACAAATTAATGATCCAAATATGACTATTCTTTTAGCAATCAGAGACATGAATGAAGGATTTTTAATGTCTAAATAATAAATAATAACTAATCCAATATATCCAAAAATAATGAAATTCTAAAAACTATATAGTATAATAAAATAATATATATAAAGTTACAAAAACAATAAAAATATTGGATATTTTGGTTTATTTAACATAAATGTACATAAAGAAATATTTACTGTATATACTAATGAGCTCACAATTAGATGAAAATTATTTAAATAACCTATACACAACACTAAATAATGAAAAAACAAAATTATTTAATGATCTTAAGAATGATACAGAAATGAAACATGAAAAGTTTATTAATCAAAAAATTACACACATTGATTCAATTATTAAATCAACATTTAAATTACGTAACACCATTAATAAAGAAAAATTAAAATGTGATTTCATCTAATGATATATATATAAAAAGATGATTATATATATATTAATATGGTATATAGCACAACAAGACACATTAAATTACCGTTTTCTAATGCAAAGATGACATCACATACTAAAAGAATGTATGGTCAAGGTATGGGTTCAATATTATTGAACACAGGAGGAGGTGGTAATGCATCATCATATAGTGATATGGATGATTACATCGCTACAACTGGTATTAATCCTTATGCACGTAAAGGAATGGAAGGAACAGGAATGAAATCCTTATCAGATAAATTATCTAAATTAAATATTGAACCTAAATTACATGTCAAACGTAAAAATATTACAATGTCTTTCTAATCATTAATATTTTATATTATATATACATTATATAATATGAAATGATTTAAACAAATAATACTATATAATGTATAATGTGTGATAAATTAGTATTCGACCTATCTCAAGAAGTAGAAGGAACACCAAATGTTTTCGTTCGTAAAGACTGGATTAACATTTTAGACAATCAAAATCAAAATTACAATAACAATCAATCCATCATCGACACATCACAACTTTCAAACAGTAATAAGTATATGTCATACCGTGAAGCGTACCTTTCCATCCCGATGCTATTAAGTTTCGGAACTGCAACAGCTCCTGTTTTATCTGGCCTTCCATCAACAACAGCAACTCCCATCGGTTTATTATTACCAGCAACTGCTGCTAAATCTATTGATTATGGTATCGGTTTAAAAAACTGGTTCGGTCAAATCATCCACAGTTTTACGATGGATTACAACGGCACTACGTGCATTCAGCAAACTCCGTACATTAATATGTGGAACTCATTTAAATTGATGACAAGTTTAAGCTTAAATGATGTTTCAACACAAGGTTCAACAATTGGATTCTTTCCTGATGATCCAATTACATGGGGATTTTATCAAGCATCTGCTCCAACTTCTGCAGGTGATGCAATTTCAACTGCAAATGATACCTTTACAGGTCAAGGTGTAGTAAATAATACCAATAATGTAATATCAAATGTTGTTACAGGAGCTTTCAATAGCTTCGGTTCAATGACTGGAAATGAAGGTTTCTTAAGACGTCAACAACTTATCAATTATGATACTGTAGGGACAACTGGTGCATGTGGTGCAACAACTAATGCACTTGGAATCAGTAATGAAACTTATGGTGATTTACTATCTGCAACTAACATGAATCTTTTATGGAAATCATATATTTTAAAGAAACAAGATGAATTATACACAACAACTGGATCATCAACAACATTAAACACTACTCAAACTGTAGGAGTGTTTCAAATTAATATTGTTGGTACAATTTATTTAAAACATATTCATTCATTCTTTAATATGTGTCCTTTACTAAAAGGTGTATTTATGAAATTAACATTAAATTTAAATAACACATCTTCTAGTATTAAAGTATCTCGTGATGTAACTGTTGCTGCAGCAACTGCTGCTGCATATGTATCTACAGGTATACAATGTACTAGTGTTTCAAATCCGTTAGGTGGTGTAAATCCATTAATGTTAGCATCTGGAATCACAAGTAATGGTTTAGCTCCATTAAATGTTCCAACCAATTCATTAAACAGTGATACTACTAACGGTGCACATCAAATTTTATACTCTTATATTGCTAATATTTCTGTTGGATCAACATGCTTAGACCAAACTTTAACATCTGCAGGTGGTGTCACAACTGGTGCTTTATCTAAATCTGTATATTTATATGTTCCAGCAATGACTTTCAATCCATCTTTTGAACAAGCATACCTTTCTAATAGTGTTAAACAAATTAAATATACTGATGTATACCAATACCAAATTATCAATGTACCAAGTGGTCAAATGTTTAATAACTTAGTAACTAACGGTATTGCAAATATTAAATCTGTGTTAATTTTACCATATTTCTCATCTGCATCATCTGCTGGATCTGCATATTTAACACGATTTGGTCATCAAAATAACAGCAACACTGGTTTTATTAATGGTGTATCTGTATTTCAAAGTCCTTTTGATCCTGCTGGAACTGGTCCAACTTCACCGTTATGCCATCTAACAAATTTTAACGTACAGATTAGTGGTCAAAACGCCATCTATAACACACAAAAATATTCTTACGAACAATTTAACAATCAACTTTATGGACAAAATGCTGTTAACGGTGGTCTTACTGATGGTATTACATCTGGTCTTATTAATCGTCAATCATTTGACATGGAATATTGTTATTACTATGTAAATGTTGAACGCATGTTACCAGTTGAAATGAGTGTTCCTAAATCTGTACAAGTTCTTGGACAAAATCTTTCTGGTAAAGCAATTGATATGTTCGTATTTGTTGAATATGGTGTTGAGATCCAAATTGATGCACTCACCGGAGCTCGTGTATAATTTTTTAACTTAATTATTAAATAATGATATATATTTAAAAAGATAAATTCTTAAATATATATATGCACACAATTAGTATTGACGCAAGTCCATCACAAATTAGAAAATTACGTAAAGGAATGAAAGTTCGTGTTAAAAAAGGAACTGGATTTAATGTTATTGTACATCCAGAAACATACAATAGAGTGTCTAGGGCATTTGGAAAAAACAAAGGATTAGAATTAGAATTAACACAAGAAGAATTACAACATAATGAGAATATGAGTCCATCTGAAGGTGCATCAATGATTCCATCACCTTCTGAACCTTCAAAAATGACTGCTGAACCACCATCTCGTGGTACTGAAGGTCAAGGAATTTTTAGAAAAGTTAAACGATCTGTAAAAGATCATGTAGAACGATCTAAATTAGCAAATTCATTAAATGAACATTTACAAAAGAATTATGATTACATGGGACGTGCTGGTATTGATAACGCTATTCAAATGGGTAAACAATCAAGTATGTCACGAATGGGAATTAATGCACGTAGAGCAATTCGTAGTGAATTAGATGGTGGTGATGATATTGATAATGAACAAAGACCTAGATCAAGATCTTATATTAAGGGTGGAACATTATCTGAAAATGGTACTGTTGGTTTAAATGGTGGTATGATGCATATGTTTGTACCACCTGCACTTATTTCACAACCATTTAGTGCAAATTTTCAAATGCAGCATTTTTTACCACCTCAATACCAACATTATGAACAAGGTGGTCATGAAGATTCTGAAGGACATGGTTTAGGATCTGGTTTATATGCTGGACGTGGACTAGGTCTTGGTATTCGTGGTGGTAATATTAAAAATGATTTAAGACGTTATGGACGTGCACATGGTGATGAGGGTATTGATTATTTACAAGGAAAATTAATGAAAAGAATTTAAAGGAATGAAAACATTAAATAATAATAAATGTCACTTACTGATTCACAAATATATGAACTAGCAAAAAAGATGAATATACCAATGGGTAGTGTTTGTTTTAAAGATGAACTTCCTGAAAAATTAGAATTTAATAAAGTCTATATTATTAATTTAGAAGATAGTCATGATGAAGATGGAAATGAAAATACAGGAACACATTGGACTTTTTTAGAAGTTGTTAAATATGGTAATGATTCTATTGAATCAATTTATTTTGATCCATATGGAGCATCACCACCTGAAATAATTAAAAAAATTGTCAAAAATACTACAGGAATTGTTGGACTACCCCACACTATGAAAGACGTTCAAAGTTTAATGAATAATGCATGTGGATGGTATTGTCTAGCACTTGGACATTTTGTTAATGCATCAAAATATAGATCTGGTATTCTTCATGATGATGTAGCTGTATTTATTAATATGTTTGATGATCTAAATCATCACATAGATTTCAAAAAAAATGAATATATTCTTAAACATTTCTTCCGATCAGAAGATCCATCCTTGAGAAAAGAAATCGATGTAGTTAAAAATACCGAAAGTATAACAAGTGAAGATGAAAAAGGTGGTATAGATGGATTTCAAATACCATGTCATGTGACCGTCAAAACGGTTTAAAGAAATGACTACTACTTAATATAATGGAAAGTATAATGGAAGATGTGAAACCAATGACCTCAAATCAAAAATATAGAATTGCTAATCGTGAAAAGATTAATGAACAAAGAAAAAAGTACTATCAAGTACGTAAAGAAGCTGATCCTAAATTTTTAGAATACAAAAGAATGAAATCAAAAGAATATTATGAACGAAAGAAAATGAAGAAGGCTGATATTATCCCACCAGTAAAACAAGTTGAAATGGGTGATAATTCAGATTCAGATCTCTCTCAATCATCTATTGAATCTAAACCAGAAGTAAAAGTAGACGAACCAGTTTGTGAAAGTCTTAAAATTCCTGATGTGATTCCTGATGTAAAAGAATCAAAAAAACGTAAATCAAAAAAAGCATTGAAGCAATAAATTAAATCGTGATATAGTGTCAGGCGGACACAAAACAGTATGAGTTCCCGAGCGGTCAAAGGGGTAGGTCTTAAGATCCTATGCTTCGGCTTCGTGGGTTCGAATCCCACCTCATACATTCTACAATATGTAGTTATTATTTTAATAATGATAACTAAATATTATTCTTCTTCATCTACAAAATGTTTATATCTTTTGTTAGATCCTAAACTATGTCTAAACTCTTCACGGTTTTTTAGTTCGTTATTAATTTCAATCAGTTTCTCTTCAGTACGGTCAGTCTCTTCATTTATAAATCTTTTATATCGTTCATTCTTCTCTATATATTTTTCTAATAATTCTTTTAATTTATCATCAGGTAATGTACGAATATCCATTAAACAATATATATAATTTCTTTTTAACCCCTTTTCTCTCTACTAATAAAATATTAATCCAATATATCCAAAAAACAATCTATTATAGAAAACTATATAGTACAATTAAATTGTATACACAAAGTTACAAAAACAAACTAAAAAATGGATTTTCGGTTGTAATGATAAAGATGAGAAATAAATAAATACAATTAAATAAATATACTTCACATCAGAGACGAAAAATACAAAATATAATAATAAATTATATAGAAAAAATAAAATAAAAATAAAATTATATAGTAAAAAATTTACCATATAAATTAAGTCGATGAGAAAGGACTAAAAGACTGGGCGGCGGATCTGTACACGATGATCTCACTTCAGAAAAATGAAAATTAAGTAAAATACTTAATTAAAATATTTTAATTAAGTATT